TTCACCATACTCTCCACGAGCAGAACCTTTACGGAATACTTTAGTACCGTTAGCCAAGTACTTATTATCTAAGTATTTGAAGTTGTCATTGTTTACCAACTGTACAGTATAGATGAAACCATCTCCGATAGGAAGGATATCTTCAGCTGTGATATACATCTCAACACCGTTGTATTTGTCATAAGTGATGATATCACCATGTCCAAACTCTCTACGGCTTAATTTGATACGGAAAGTAGAACCTTCAATACCTTTAAAGTCATTATTTGGTTCAATATCCTCAATGATATATGGTAGGTCAGTAGACACAGGTGTCTGCCATTTGTACTCTCCACGAGCATTATCTACCATGATAACATTTTTCCCACCAAATGAAGACATTTGATAAAGAGGCATTTCAACCTTCTGAGCCATAGCCCATAGATCCACTGGACCAAGATCCATTGGTTCAGCATCTTTCAGCATGTTCACCAAGTGGTAAGAATCCACATGGGAACTTGCGTTGTAAGCGGTATCCCTAAGGAATATACCATTGTTTAAAACTGGAGTTGCCATTTGTATATATTAATTTAAATTGTTACTTATTAAAATCTTCTAAACATACTATTTTTAGAAATCTTTCTTTGTTCTGTCCTAGGAGCTGATTGTCTTCTAGGTTCATCTTCGTATTGACTATCAATAGATGAGGTTAACTTTCTACCCTCTTCTGTTTTCAATTGTCTTACTGTTTTTTCTACTGCTTGTTTGCTACCTTGTTCTCTTACTTTGTTTTTATATCCTCCTGGATCTGCAAGTAACCAAAGTGCTTCAGCAATCAAATCATGTCTTGGTTCTACAAATTGATACTTTTCTAACAAGTGTCCAAGTAGGTTTGTAGGTTTACCTGATATTGATGGATAGTTTGGTTGAACTAAACCTGAGAATAACATACCTTGAACTTTCTTATCAAGTTTTAAACCACCAATTGTTCCATTAGCTAAAGTGGTATAAACATTTTCTTGATATGCTTTTGCTTGTTCTGCTTGCATATGTTTTCTCTGTTCCTGTTCAGCTAGTTGTCTTGCAACAATTTCTTCTTGCATTGCATCTAACTTAGGTTTAAATTGATTAGCTTTTTGTTCAAGTCTATTCAAGTCTCTCCAATCTTGGATCTCAGCTTCAATTTCTTCAGGAGTTCCGAATCCAGTTGCATACAAATATTGTCTTGAGATTTCTGCTTGATCATACTCATCTGTAGGATCAAGTTGTCTCATTTCTTCTACCTGTGCAAGAGTTCTAAAAAGACCTTTTAAATCTTGTCCACCATCTGCTACATATTTTGCAGCATACTGAAGTTCTTCTGGAAGTGCATTAAAGAATTCTCTTGGAGTATCCTCTCTAATTTTATTTTCTCTTTCTTGGAAGTTTGCTTCAAATAACTCACGAAAGTCTTTGGTTGTATATTCTTCTAATGGTTTATCATCATCAAAAGCAAATAAAGTACCTTCTTCAATCATCTTAGCTGCTAACTCAGCAAGACCAGATTTATCTACCTTAGGTCTTCCTTTATTACCTGCATCTTCTTCTTGAGAAATTAGATTATCAAGTTCATTGATAGTTTCTTCAACCTCAATTTGTTTTTCTTTTGCTTCCTGTTTTTCTTCATGTGAAGCAGTAGGGTTGTCAAAGAACGATGTGTCAGATGTTTCTTTATGAAACATTGACTTAGGTTTTGAGTCTTTATCATCAGGAAGCATGACACTGTCTGCTCCTGGCATTCCAAAGATCTCATCAATATTTACATCAACCTGATCTACCGTTGTAGTATCTAGCACCTGATCTTCTTCAGGATTTTTTGTTGGTTCTGCCATTACTGTTGGTTTTTGTTTATACTTTAATATACTAATTAAACTTGAGAAATTTAAAATAGTTGGAAAAAAAATTGGAATATATAGCTAACTACTTATTCTGTTTATTAGGTTTTTGATCAAATCTATTTTTATTCTCTTGTGCAATCTGTAATTGTCTATCTGCAATCTCTTTCTGAGCTTGGATTTTCTCTCTTTCAAGTTGACCTTTTTGTGATTCAATGGTCATTCTATTAGTTTCTTTTTCTCTTTGTAAAGATGTTTGCTCTTGATATTGTTCTGTATCTCTAATGTCTTTCATAGCATCTTGATAATCAGACATCATGTTTTGATTAACATCTGACATAGAACCATAACCAGCAGCTCTAATTTCTGCAACAAGGATATCTCTTTGTCTATCTTTTTCTTTCTCAGCTGCAGTAGAGTCAATCTTCATTTGTTCAATCTCTTGTTGTTTTTGAAGTTGCTCTTGTTGCATTTGCTGTTGTTGCTGCATTTCTTGCTGTTTCTGTTGCTGTTGTTTTTGTTCAGAATCTTTAAGAACAGTATTGAGAGCAGCAATTGAATCAGATTGTACTACTTTACCTAAGTCATATATAGATGCACCAGTAGTATTATTTTGTACAGCCATTTGTTTTAACTGTTCTAAAATAGCTCTATGATTAGCATTTGTACTAATAGCAATGTTAAGATCTCTAAGTAAAAGATCTGTACCATTAATTTCAAAGTTTACTTTCTCATCTGCACCTGTAATGTAAGTTAATCTTGCTGATGGTTTAGTTGAGTTATAGAACTGAGCTAAGTCTGTTCTCATTTGGTGCACTCTTGGCATCAAGTAATCACAGTGTTGAATAAAGTAAATCTCTGTCTGTGCATATGATGCTGCCATAGCTTGTTCTACTCCGGTAGCAGTTGTTTGAGATAACTGTTGTCCCATTCTTTGTGGGTTTACACCAATTACTTCATATGCTTGTTGTTTAAAGTAGTTAGCTAATTGAATCCTAGACATCAAACGGTTTGTTTGTTCTAGATCTAATTTTTGGAAATGATTAAAGTTAAGTGCATTCTCTGTGTTAGTAATAGAAGTATCCAATGGTAACATCTGGAAGTTCTTCATTGCAACATATGCTTTAGCTAAGTTACCTTTCCCCCAGTCTTCTCCTAATGAGTGTCTTGGTAAAGAGTTTTGATCTAACATGATTACAGTACCAAGTTCATCTACTAGGATATCTGCAATCTGATTGTTTACAATGTTATATCCAATCTGGTATGGTTTCATTAAGTCAATAAGAGCTGTAGACTTAGTATTTCTATCTGAGAACACAGATCCTTCTACCGGAAGTTTACAACCATACAAACTATTATCCCCTTTAAACTGGAATTTTAATGGACCAATATGATTTCTATCTACTCCAATATAGATTGGAGAGAATCCTCCTGGATTATTCATACCCCAGAAAGAAGGAACGTTAGGTCCAATTTTTACACCACCCCAAACTTCATTAATCCAGATCCAGTCAATGTGTTCTCCAAACAATAAATTGTCTTTGTTCTTATTTTTAAAAAGTCTTGTATCATAGATTGGCTTATCTGTAATCTTATAATCTTCTGATACAATTTCATTTGTGACTTCTCCTTCTTCTGTAATCTTAGTAAGGTGTCCAATTTTTCTTTGAGACTTCCAGTATGCTGTAGTTACTCTAAGTAAGTATGCTGTACCTTGGTCATAGTAATCTTCTCCTTCTGCAAGTATCTGTGTAATAATATCAGAACCATCTAATACATTACCTGACATGAAAGAAGTGTATTGTCTATATGCTAATGATGGCATATTAACATTCCAGTCATGGGATTTTGTTGCATCATAGAAAGATCCATCATTCTGCATACCACCAATGGTATATCCTGCAGATCTAATAGGATAAACTGTTTCTAGTGCCTCATGTTGTTCTTCAGTAAGTAAGTGGCCAAACTTATCAATAACATCGGCTACAGTAAACATATCTGTTTTACCTACCCAGTTACCTTGAGAAATATATCTGATGTCTGGAGACTTGTGATAGAATGAAACAACAGGGTTCCATAATTCTACATCATAATCATCTTCCATCATACGGAAATGCCAGAATTCTCTATCTGTGATTAACATATCACGGAAAGCTCTTTCTTCTAACTCATCCATTCTAAATCTTTCTACATCTACTTTATGTTGATGTTCTGCCCATTGTTCTATCATTGAACGGTAATCTTTCTTAAAGAACTGTTCAATTTCTGGTAAAGACTTAATACTTTCTGGAGATAATTGCTGTTGAGCTTCTTCAGAATTAGGATCAAGTCCTTGCTCTAACATTGCTGCAATTATTTTAGTTGTTGCATCAGCCATCAATGTTTGTTCTACTTGAGCTCTTTTTTGTTCAAGCATTTCATTGTATGAGAAATCATCAATAGCTCTATAACTTAATCTTGTAGATCTTTTTGCAAACTCAGCTACAAGTACATTAACAACATTCGGAATAATAGGATAAAACTTTAACTCAAGTGCAGAAGCATCTTCTCTTGTTAGTACTTCTACTATTTCTCTGTAATCATTATTTTCTTCTACAATGTAATCTGTTCTATCAATAATACCTTTTGCAAGTTTGTAGTTTTTCATTAACCTACGGGCATTTCTACGGATCTGTTTTAATCCTTGCCATTCCAACCAGTCAAGATTCCAAGCTGCCCATTCTTCATCTTTATCTTTCTTAGGCAAAAACTGTAATGGCTGAGTAATACTACCCAGTCTATTTTGTTGTACTTTGGCACCTCTTTTGACCTGTAATGCGTTATATACCTGCATAACTTTTTATTTAATATTTTTAAAAGCAGATTTCTGAAACCCACTCATAGTATTTCTCATACCACCACCCATATGTCTAAACGGACTCTTATTTAATTTAAACAAATTTTCTGACTTTTGCAAGTTTTTGGCAGCATCATCCATCACTACTCTCTTAGCATAACCCCTGTTAGACTGTTGAATTCTCATAAAAGCAACCAGTGCACAAAATGAAACAAGTCTATCCACGTTGACACCTGGTGCATATTCTCTCATTTCAGTAAGTAACATTGGATCTGGAATCCTTTCTATTCCATATTTTGTACGTACAATTGTACCATCAGCTTTTGTTTCTACATCTAGTTCTTCTTTTGTATACTCAATAGCATAATTAAGAAGATGTTGTTTAAACAATGTTCCTGTATTTTTCCAACCATACTCTTGGAAAACGTTGGTGTTTGAACCAAGATCTTTCAAGAACATGATCTGACTCTTAGGTACTAAGAATCTTTGTTTCTTTCTAGATATCATATACTGGATAAATAATGAGATGTTGTTCTCAATTACTGTCCATGCATTGTACCATTCTATGATTAACTCCAATCTCTGGTGAGTTTTATTAAGGTCATCAAATCTTCCACACCAAGTAGCTACAATCTTATCTGGTTCTATATATGTTTCAGTTTCTGTTCCGGTAACTTTGGTTACTTGTACAGGAGCCTTCATCACATAGATAGAACATAATGATTCTGATGTTGTAGTCTTACCTTCTGACACGGGGTCAATAGAAGCATAGTACTGTCCAAAGGTTGGATCCTTAATTGGTCTTTCCCAAACTACAAGCACTCCTGTTTTGTCATCAGTCTTTTTAGTAATAGGAAATTCTTTTATTGGTTGTTTATTAGATTGTTTAACAGTTGGTTTACCATTTTCATCTGTCATAATATCTAAAAACTCATATGCATATTCTTTCTCTTCAATTCTTCTTGCTTGTGCAGCAATAAGATGTGGAGGAAATACAGATACAGATCTGTGTGCAAATGCTTCTTCAATATTTCTAGGGTGCTGAGATATCCTTAACTGATAATCCTCTGGAGATAATTCATCTTTCCATTTTGCAAATTGTTCATCTAATGCTTTTAATGCATCTTCTACAAGTGAATTACCATATTCATCAATATGTGGTGGCATAGACCATTGCTCAGGAATAAACAAACCTGACAAACCTTCTGTACCTTTTGCATCAATAAGATTAGTTTCTACAGCATAAATATCTTTAGATGTAGGATTAAGAATCATATCTCTCAATGGGTTACATTGAGACAAATCACCCACAGATCCTGCTGCAATAAACATCCCTGTAGTAATCATACCAGATCTCATGGCAGGTCTCATATACTCATATGTTTGATCCATCTTAGGTGCAATTCCTGCTTCCTCATGGAAGAAGTATTTTACCGGACCCCCTACACCATTTGTTGGATCTTTCTCAAATGACATGCCCTGCATGGTACCCTTTAGACCCACTTCTGTTTTTCTGTCACCTTTTCTTACTTCAATCTTTTGCTGCCACATTAAGACTTTGTCTGGTGACATTGGACGGTACCATGCAGTGTGTTCATTCAAGAATGCAGCATATTCCGACATGAACTTCCAGGAACCTTTCTCATTGATATAATCTTTGAGACTAGCACCCATCTTTAAAGTTACCCCTGCTTCAAACCAAAGTTGATTGAGTAATTTAGAGAT